AAAAGTTGATTCCCTAGAAAATTTTCGGATGGATATTGAACGACTTGAAATTATCAAGAAAGCATTAGATGCCCAAAAACTCGAAGAATTACAAAAACGTAAAGAACTAGTTGAACGTGAAATCGAAAAGCTTGAAAAGTAAGGAGGTGGAGTGATGGATAAAGAACAAAACCTCTTAGAAACTCAGTTGATTTTAGGTAAACAAGTTTTAGAAATTATCTTTGATTTATTGAGAGATGAAACAAAAATTGGTTCAGTTTTACCTTTAAACATAAATGATTATGAATTTAAAATTACAGTAGAGAAAGAGGTGCAAGATGATTCAAAGATTTAGAGCTTGGGATAAAAAAACGCAAACAATGCTAGATGTTTCTTTGATAGATTTTAAGAAAAGCGTTTTAATCGGTGAGCATTGGGAATTTGGTGAAACAAATTTCATAAACTTTGACGAAATCGAACTTATGCAATCAACAGGACTTTTTGACAGAAATAGCAAGGAGGTTTTCGTCGGAGATATTATAAAATGTACCAGAGGATGTCCACATGAAGTATATTTAGAAAAAGAATATGGTGGTACATACATAGGCGGAATGCCTGCCATATACCTAAAAGGTATAAGAGAAGGTTATGCGTGGACCGAAAGCGAGGAAATCCTCGGCAACGTCTATGAAAATAAGGGACTTTTGGAGGTGGAGTGATGTCATTTTATGGTGGAACTTACATTGACTATTGTAGATATTGTGATGATAGATATAGTGGATTTTTCAAACTCAAAAAAAATGAAAATGTTTTTGATGGTTTTGAAAGGTGGTTGAAAGAGCATGGTCAAGAGGTTAGAGAATGAAAAATACACTAATTCGCTTTTTGCTTGCATGGTCTCTTATCACAACTTGTCTGTTATTCATGCAACGGTCAATTATAGACGAGCAAGAAAAACCCTTACTTGTTTATCACGCTGATAGTAAATACGCTATCACTGGCAAGGTTACAGAAAAACGAAAAATCGGAAATCTTTTCACTATCACGGTAAACGGTAATGTTTTCGTGGTGAGTGAAGACAAATACAATAATACAGAAATTGGGAATGAGGTAGAAATTTAATGGATGATGTTTTACAAGCACTTGCAAAGATGCTAAATATGACAACGGACGAAGTGAGTTCTTTGTTATCGACTCTCAAAGGAAATGCACCACAGATTTATGAAATGCTTGTTAAAGAAAAGATGTTTTATGATATCTTCGGTCTTTTTCAAATAATTTCAATTGCAATATTTAGTGTTTCCATAGTGGTTTTAGTGTTTTCAATTGTCACATATTTTGCATATGATGGCGGTATCGTTTTTAGCTACGAATATGGAAGTAAAACCGAGGAAGAAATTAAATTAGAACGCATTGAACGGAAAAGAAAGGATTTTAAACTACCAATAAAAATTAGTTTCATTTCATCGAGCGCAAGCTTGATAACATTAGTTGTTGCAATTGTTTTAAAAATAACTCTTGCACCAAATTATATGTTCATTGTGAATGAAATTTTACCAAGACTAACGAAAAGATAGGAGTTATTATGAACACACTAGAGAATGTAAAACAATGGTTTATTGATCGTGATCTAGAAAACGGTGGGCGGTTAGACAAGCAGTCACTAAAGCTCAGTGAAGAATTCGGCGAGCTATGCGCTGGTTACCTCAAGAAGAATGAGAAAGTGACCAAGGATAGTATCGGAGATTGTGCAGTCGTGATTGTCGGTCTGGCATTGTTAATTAAAGAAGATGTGAATCAGATTTTTAAAGAGTCTGATAACATTCGCAAAAAAGATGTGATGGAAAGCTTCATCTCTATCAATGCAAATATCAGTGAGTTTCAACTCTCGCAAGGATTTGCTAGCAAGGAATTATGTCGACACAATCTAGTACGCTGCATTGGTTATCTGAAGAATCTTGGATATGATTTCGATGAATGCTTTGAACTAGCATACCAGGAAATCAAAGACCGTAAAGGTCGCTGGATTGATGGTTCATTTGTGAAAGAGGAGGATTTGCCAGATGAATGATGAAATGAAAGAATTTACTGGACGTATAGCATTCTCTAATAGTATTGATATTCCAGAGGAATTTGATAAGCAATTTATTATAGGGGGGATTGACAATGTAAACAATCCAAGCCACTACCAAGGTCGGTACGGTATGAAGTCCATAGATGCTTTAAGGAACTTCATGACACCAGAACAATTGAAAGGCTTCTTTTTGGGTAATAGTTTAAAATACCTACTAAGACACCAAAAGAAAAACGGTCTTGAAGATTTGAAGAAGGCTAGAAAGAACCTTGATTGGTTGATTGAGGAATTGGAGAATGAGAATAAAAACATCGAATGGCGCAATCGTCAATGTTAACAACATAAAACGCAGCATTACGATTGAAGGAATCGAGCTCGGCTCAGATTGTCAAGCGTTAGTATCTAAACATCAAGACGGCACAGGTACGATCACTTTAGTCTTTGATGGAAAGATTGTATAAAAGGAGGGCCAATTGAGAGCACTAAACAGTCGTGAACTATATTTTTTAGATAGGGAACTTTTGAAATTTAAAGAAGTTGATCATGATATTTGGGTTCGGACAGCTGAAGTTATGGCAAAAAATGGTGAAGAACTCGTAGGTAGCAGAGGAAATCAAATCAGCAAACCTACCGAAAACACCGTCATAAAATTATGCAGCGATGTACCTCTTAAAAATCTGGAGTTGTTCAAAGAAACCGTTGAAACATTCTTAAAGGAACTCACACCAGAACAACGAGAAATTTTTAATTTGAGGTGGGGACAGTCAGAATTGGAATGGGAAGAAATCGCTGGCAAACTATTAGTGAGTGATGCAACCATTTATCGCAAAAGGAAAACAATTTTAAAAACCTATGCAAAAATCAAAGGGATTGCATAAAATGAGAATAAAACCTCTTGTATTCTCACTTTAAACGATATATCATGATAACATGAACTTCTGAAACAAAAACACACATCACGCTTTGGGAAACATCCTTAATTCTAGTCAAATAAGTTGTCCAACAGAAGTGTCATCAAGAGTCAGCGAAATGCTGGCTTTTTGTTTTATAGAAAGGAGGTAAAACATGGAATATGTATCACCAATAAAAGATAGCGATGACATCCAGGCCATGAAAGATTATCTGAAAGAATGGAATGAGATGTATTACATGCTATTCATCACAGGTCTGAACACTGGATTGCGAGTTGGAGATATACTTACCCTGAAAGTGAAAGATGTCCAAGGTTGGCATATCAAACTGAGGGAACGTAAGACTGGCAAGCAGATAACTAGACGGATGACCAAAGAACTCAAAAAAGAAATGAGAAGATATGTTGAAGGCAAACCATTTCATCACTTCTTATTCAAGAGCAGACAAGGACAAAATAAAGCGATCACTCGTGAGCGAGCCTATCAAATCATTCATGAAGCAGCTGAAGAGCTAGGGATTGATAACGTAGGGACTCACACAATGCGCAAGACATTCGGCTATAAATATTACAACAAGACAAAAGACGTAGGGACATTACAGAAAATGTTCAATCACTCATCACCAGCAATAACTCTTAGATACATAGGGATTGAGCAAGCAGAGCTTGATGATGCGCTACGGAACTTTGTCATTTAATTTTTTTGGATATTACTTTCACATAATGAGTTAAGCATAAACTGAAAAAATGAAACGCTTTAAAAGCTATGATTAGTAAGGGTTTGAGATTTAGAGTGAGTTTAACAAAATATAAGATATGAGAAAGTGAGAGATAAAATTGGTATAGTCTAAGGAGGTGTCAAGACATGATAACGTGTAAAGATTTAGCAAGTGTAATGACTGACACTGCTGTATACTTAAAGATTGACAACAAAGTGATAGAAGAGGTTGACTATGGAAAGGATTTAAAAAAATACGGAGATTGTATTGTCACAAAAATAGAATATCTGAACTGTGATGTAATCTTTATCCACGCAACCGATCCAAACAAAACCATTGAGGAGTTAGAAAATGAACAGACCGAAACATTATCCATACACAAAAAGTCAGTGGGAAAAAGAAGAAACAACCATCTACACCGGAGAAAACAAACCTTACATGAAACTCACAAGAGAAATAAATAAAATTACTTCTGAAATAAAATGAGAATAAAAGCTATTGTTTTCTCACAAAAAAAGAATTATTATGATAGCATGGATTTCTTGTATGAGAGGGGATAGGTCGTTGGCCTGTCCCTTTTAGTATCGAGAAAGGAGGTTTGAGATGTATAACAAAATTATCAGACCAACCTTGAAGTCTAAGAAGTGGGAGAAGTTCCGTGACAGGATAATGCGCAAGCATGATTATCTTTGTCAAGAAAGTTTGCGTTATGGAATTTCTACTCAAGCAGAAATGGTCCATCATATTTTCCCTGTGTCAGATTATCCTGAACTTGAATTCGTTGAATGGAATTGTTTGCCATTGACAAATAAAAAACATAACACGTTTCATGACAGAGTGAATGACAAAGTAATTAATCAGGGATTGTATTGGCAGAAGAAGCGAAAAAAAGATTTTGAGGATTTTTATAAAGCCCCCCCACCTTTTTAAAATTATTTTTTGGCTATTGGGTACCGGTGAAGGGAACTTTTTCCAAG